ATTCTGTGAATCTTCATGTAAAACCGGGCCGGATTTATGGACTTTTAGGACGCAATGTTCCAAGATACATACTGAAAGTATGATCCACTACTTAGAGGATTATATGTACTGTACTAGAAAGCTGGGGCTTTATGTGCAGTTAGTAGCATAAATTATATAGGGGTTATCTAAATATATTTACCTCCTGTGATTAAGTTATATAAAGACTAAATCACAGGAGGTTTATTTTTATGATAACAGTAGAAAAACTGGAAAAAGGTACTTATTTTGATGATGCTTTTAAAATCTCATTTAGATACGATCCCACTACTGTAGCTAAGGTAAAAGAGCTGGCAGAGCGGAGATATTTACCGGAGGATAGAGCGTGGGAGATCCCAGCACATGAGCTACCAGCTCTCATAGAGAAAGTAGGGCTTAGCAATATTAAAAGTGAGGAGGCTGTAGTACAGGCTCTCAATACTAAGGAGATCGAGGATAAAAGGGAGGCTACACAGGAGAGGCTAAGGGGTATTAAGCCTGTAAGAGATTTTGATTTTAAAACAGCTCCCCTCCCTCATCAGATCGAGGCTTTTAATTATGGAATGGAGAAAAACTCTTTACTTATCGGAGATGAGCAGGGCTTAGGCAAGACAAAGGAGAGTATTGATATTTGTGTAGCCAGAAAGAAAGAGCTCATTAAAACTCTTATTGTATGCGGAGTAAACTCTGTAAAATATAACTGGGAGAAAGAGATCCAGATCCACTCTAACGAGGGCTGTGTAATGGTAGACGGTAAGACAATGGATGTTAGAGTACAACAGCTAAATGACTGGTACAGAGGCTCCTCTTATTTTGGGGTTATCAATATTGAGAGCCTCAGAAATGAGAAAATACAGGATGCTCTCTATCTGGGGATTAAGGATGGATATATAGGGGCTATTATTGTGGATGAGATCCACAAGGCTAAAAACGGAGGCTCTCAACAGGGAAAAGCTCTTAGATTTTTGAAAGCTCCAGTTAAGATAGGATTATCTGGTACTCCGATGAATAAAGCGGAGGATCTGTGGAATATCCTTACATGGCTGGGAGTAGAGAGGAGATCCTTTTATAGTTTTAGAAATGCCTATTGTACTATGGGAGGTTTCGGAGGCTATAAAGTAATCGGATATAAAAACTTAGATAGCCTAAATGCTGAGTTAAATACTGTAATGCTTAGAAGAAAGAAAGAGGAGGTATTAGATCTCCCTCCTAAGCTGTACAGTACTGAGTATGTAGAACTTACCACAGCCCAGAAAAAACAGTACAGGGATATTAAAAATGGCATTGTAGCGGATATGGAGAATATCTTAGCCTCTGTTAATCCGCTTAACTGTACTCTCCGCCTCAGACAGCTTACCAGTGGTAATCCTAACTTAACAGATGATAGCCCTAAGCTGGATCGTATTAAGGAGATGCTGGAGGAGGAGATTATCCCTAACGGTCACAAAGCTATCATATTTTCTCAGTGGAGCACGATAGCTAAGGATCTAGGGATAGAGCTTAGTGAATATGATCCGATTGTAATTACAGGAGAGGTATCTCCAGAACAGAGGCAGAGGTTAGTAGACAATTTTCAGACTAACCCACACTGTAAAGTAGCTATAGGAACTATCGGAGCTATGGGTACTGGATTAACCCTAAATAAAGCCTCTTATGTATTCTTTATGGATAAAGCATGGAATAGCGGAGATAATGCACAGGCTGAGGATAGAGCCCACAGAATAGGTACTGTAGGGGCTGTAAATGTAATCTCTATGGTGGCTAAGGGTACAATAGATGAGGCGGTAGAGGATTACCTGTTAGAAAATAAAGATCTCATTGATCGAGTAGTAGACGGTAAGGGATCTAAGCAGGATATTAAAACCATCCTCAATAAATTACTTAGCATTTAATATACAGGTGTGGTATAATAACTCAAAACGGAGGTACATAATGAGAGCGATAACAATAGATGCAGATACAGGAAAAAGAGTATACACAAGGAAAGAGGTAGCGGATATGGTAGGAGCCTCTACTCAATCTATCCGCCTCTGGGAAGATGCTGGAGCTATTCCAGCAAGCGTAAGAGATGAGGGAGGCTATAGATACTGGTATGAGGAGGATCTGGAGGCTATAAAGGCTTATGCCTCATTACCGAGAAAAGCAAAACTTAAAAAGTAACCCTAAGTGTGAGGAGAGTATAAAAGCTCTCCTCTTTTTTTTGTCCTTAATTTTGAGGGCTATCTAAAAAATTACCGTTTGTGTGATTAGGTTAAGTATCAAAAGAAAAGGAGGTAAAAACCTATGACAATCACATTTACAAATGCTGTAGTAGAGGATGATGGTTACGGAGTAGAAGTAAACGGAAGATCCTTAGAGGCTATCATTTCTACAGCTTTAGGAACCAGATTAGGAGATAAGGGTGGATATAGCTCTGGATTACCTAAGTTTAAGGCTAATAGCTGTGATGTAACTGTTACCATTACTCCTCATCCTACTGAGTGCCTTATCTGTACAGGTAATGGAGATGAGTTATTTCACAGTGTAAAGGAGATGGAGGAGTGTAAAAGTGAGCAGTTTCAAAAGGAAAATGCAGAGGCAGATCCAGAAGAATAACGGTACCCTCCTCCACAAAAAGGTAGTAGCTAGAAAGATGGGCTGTAAATCTGTGGATGAGTATAACCGTAGAATGGCACGCAGAGAAAAGAATTTAAAAGAGATGGAGGATAACAAAGATGGCAAATGATTTTACAGCAAGGGTAGCAGGTATCAGCGTAGAGCTGGGTATGAGTGTACAGAATAAGAGTGGTATCTGGTGTAAGCCTACAGTAAAGATGGATATTAAGATTGATGGAGGTACGAACCCTCAGCAAAGAGAGGCTATCATTAAACAGGCTTTTGATGAGGTTTGTGATAACATTGAGAAAACCATCTCAGAGATGGAGTAATACTTACAGGGGGGGGGAGAGTATCTCTCCTCTCTCCTTAACTGGAGGTAATTATGGCAAAACAGATAAAAGTAAGAGAGGATAATTACTTTGCTGTACAGGGCTGGATGGTAACAGAGCTAAAACTAAAGGGTAACGCACTTATGCTCTATGCGATCATCTACGGATTTTCTCAGACTACTAACACAGCTTTTACAGGGAGTGTAGATTACCTCTGTGAGTGGCTGGGTGGTGTATCAAGACCTACGGTAATTAACACTTTAGATAACCTAGTTAAGCAGGGGCTCCTCACTAAGAGTAGTACCACTAAAGGAGCTCTCATTTACAACAGCTATACAGCTTTAAGACCGAGTAAAAAAATTTTATCCGATGAAGATCCAACGAGTAAAAAAACTTTACCCGATACGAGTAAAAATTTTTTACTCAATAAAGATAGTAAAGATAATATAGAAAAATCCATCTCTAAAGAGATGGAGGGCAAAGCCCCTAAAAAGAGATCTTATAGTACTATCTTAGAGGATCCTGTTAATAAGTTTGTGAAAGAGGCTCTTAGTAAATTTATACAGTACTGTAGGGGTAAAAACTATACGCCTAAGGTAACTACTGTAGAAAAGTTTGCTAGTACTCTTAGAGATAATGCTGGAGAGGATCCTGTAGTGGCTCTGGCTATTGTGGATCAGAGTATAGATAAGGGATGGAAAGATCTCTATCCACTTAAGAACTATGGTAGACAGGGAAAGCCTACAGCGATCAGTAAAAAATTTAGTGGTAATACCCTTAAAGATGCTGAGGGTAAAGATATTGTGTTTAAGTAATCTGGAGGAGGGTGTAAAAGCTCTCCTCTAAATTTTTACCTCTTTTGTGATTAGGATTACTCAAAAGGAGGTAAAAGCGGATGAAATGCTATGCAAGTGATTATTGCCAGAAAGATAAAAGCTCCTGTAGTGATGTATGCGGAGGCTACAGAGTACTTAGAGCTTTATATAATTTAAGCAGGATCCCAGAGAAATACCGTTATACTATCGCTCTTAAGCCAGAGAATGGAGAGGATCTGGAGGCGTTTACAACACTGGATAATTATAAAAATGATGTGCTCAGTATGGTAGATGAGGGCAGAGGTTTATATATCTGGGGGAAAAGTACAGGGAATGGTAAAACCTCATGGGCTTGTAAGATTATGAGTTACTTTTTCAGAAAGATAGCTTTTAATACAGGGCTGGAAAATGAGGGGTTATATATTTTCCTCCCCACATTCTTAGAGGATCTCAGAGATAACTATGATAACAAAGATCCAGAGTTTGATGAGATACTCAGAATGATAAAAACCTGTAGGCTCCTCATCATAGACGATATAGGAGCTGAGAGGGTAACGGACTGGGTAAGGGAGAGGATGGTAAGTATCATAAATACCAGAGTATCTAATAATCTTACTACGCTTTATACCAGTAACCTCTCTCCAGAGGAGCTTAGGAGTGAGTTAGGGGATCGGATAGCCAGTAGAGTATTAGGATCCTCACAGGTAGTAGAAATTACAAGCGGAGATAGGAGGGGATTATAAATGGCTAATATGATTGAGCAGAGCTTACTCTGTAAAGTATTAGATGCTCCAGATCTGGAGATCCTCCACTCTAACGGAGTAATAGAGGAGATGTTTCTTACCTGTAATGATGAGATCCATTTTATCATAGAGCATTACAACAGCTATAAGCAGATGCCAGATAAACTAACCTTTTTAGGCAGGTTCAAAGATTTTCAAATGCTGGAGGTTACAGAGAGTACAGATTACTTAGTATATAAGCTCAAAGAGGCTTACACATATACTAAGCTGGTGCCTCTGATTGAGGATACAGCAAAGGTAGTAAAAGAGGATAGTATTAAGGCTATCCAGTACCTCAAAGAGGAGATAGAAAAGCTGGAGAAATCCGTACCAGTGAGCAGGAATAAAGATGGCTATGATATTATCTCTAACGCTGGAGATCGCCTTACAGAGTATAAAAAGCGTTGTGAGGTAAAGGGGCTTATAGGTATTCCTACAGGTATCCCTAAGCTGGATGAGATTACTAATGGCTGGCTCTGGGGAGAGGATCTGGTAGTACTCACAGGGCGTACTAACGTAGGTAAAACATGGATCGGAGAGTACTTTGCTACTATGGCGTGGAACATGGGTTATAAGATCCTTATGTACTCTGGAGAAATGAGTACCGCTATGGTTGGTTTTCGTTTTGATACTCTCAATAAGCACTTTAGTAATATGGGGCTCCTTAATGGATCTGGTACTCTGGGAAAGAAACCAGATACAGACGGAGCAAAGTACTTACAGGAGGATTATGAGAAGTACATAACACAGCTCCAGCAAAAGAGCGGATTTATCGTAGTTACTCCAGATGATTTTGAGGGGCGTAAGCCTAATGTAGATGAGATCAAGAGCTTAGCTATTAAGCATGGGGCGGATATGATTGTAATAGATCAGCTCTCTCTTATGAGTGATAAGCGTAGGGCGGATATACCTAGAATAGCTTATAACAATATCTCAGAGGATCTCTTTTTGATGAGTAAGGAGCTTAAAAAACCTGTACTCCTTATGGCACAGGCTAACCGTGAGGCAGTTAAGAACCGTAAAAAAGGAGAGAGCCCAGAGCTCCACGATCTGGCAGAGAGTGATGGTGTAGGACAGAACGCCACAAGAGTATTATCTCTATCCGTGATAGATGGCACTCTTAAGATCAGTGTTAAGAAAAACAGATATGGTATCAATAACAAAGAGGTGCTTATGATCTGGGAAGTAAACACAGGATACCTTAAGCCTCTCCTTAGTGAAAATCCAGAGGAGAGCACAGAGGATAAAAAGGATGATAAACCAGATGGAGAAAAGGATAAAGGAGGAGAGAAAGATTATGGTTTCTAAAGGCGGAGTACCTAAGGGGAGGATCATCCCTGTATATCTTACAGATGAGGGAGATGTGTACCCTATTTATTTACATGAGATGGGAGAGTTAGAGATTATCCAGAGGCTTGTAGCAGGTATCTTAGATAATAAAATTGTTGTGGATACTAATACCAGAATTAACTCAGAGAATGATAAAATCTCTATTTTTGATTTAAGTAAGAAAAAATAATAAAAATCTCTCTAAATGTTACCTCTTTTTCTGATTAGGTTAAGTAAATCGGAAAAGGAGGTACTTTTTTATATGACGATTACAAGTAAGGAAGTAGCGGAGATGCTGGGAAAGAGGCACGATAACCTTTTAAGAGCGATCCGCAAATATATTACACAGTTAGGAGATGAGGCTCCTAAGTATTTCTCAGAGGATCCAGATAAGGGCGGTAGATTGTACCACATTACTAAGGCTGGCTGTGATCTTATGGCAGGGCGTATTATCGGAGCTCAGAGTGAGGCTTTTAAGACTAAGTATGCTCCAGTGTTTGGAGAGGAGGCTCCTGTAGAGGTGGTAGAGGAAAAGCAGGAGGAGCCACAGGAGAAAGCCTACACAGTAGAGGAGGTAGCTCAGATCTTAGGCTGTAGTGAGAGAAATGTATACAGAAATATCCAGAGCGGAAAGCTGGAGGCTGTAGAGCGTGAGGTAATGATCCCTACTCTTAAGAAGTTTGTAACAGAGGAGGCTCTGGAAAAATATAAAGCAGGGAGGGCTAGTTAATGAATTACTTTGAAATGAAATGGAGGCTCTCCGCTTGCAGAATACAGGCAGGATACTCACAGGCAGAGGTAGCAGAGATCTTAGGCTGTAGCGATAAGACTATAGTTAGCTGGGAAACAGGTAAGACAGCTCCTAAGATGGAGAAAGCACAGGAGCTTAGTGATCTGTACGGTATCCCTCTGGCTTATATGGATTTTTCAAAGGCTGGAAACTCTACACCTCTTAGAGAGCGTGAGAGTGAGCCACAGATCCCAGCTTTTTAACAAATATTACCAGTAGCTTTAGGAAAATACTGGTAGCAGAATAAAAAGAAAGAGCCAGCCTATATAAGACTGGCTCCCCAGAGGATTACTCCTCTGTGTGTTGGAGTTTGTAGATCCTAAGAGCTACATCCCTCACTAAGAGCTTATCCTCAGTAGATAACTCAGAAAAAATATCTGTGAGCTCTGTAAGTAGCGGATCTGGAGTAGAAGTGTTAGCGGTAAAATCGAAAAACTCACTAACAGGGGCTCCTAAGTATGTAGCTAGGTTTTGGAGCCTATCCATATCTGGTAAGTGTTTACCATTACTCCAGGAGGAGAAAGTAGTAGGCGGTATTCCAATACCATCCGCTACCTCTTTCTTACTCTTTCCAGATAGTGCTAAGTAGTAACTCAGAGCTTTTACAAAGTTATCCGTGAGAGAGGAATTATTAGCCATTGTATCACCTCCTCTCTTTGAGGGATGATTAAATAATACACCTAAACAGTAGAAAAGTAAAGTAAAACATACAAAAACTACTGTTAAACAGAATTTTTTATTGACAAGTGGTAAATACTCCATTATACTACTAAACAGTAGGAGAAAGCTACTAAAGCTCCTCTCCTTATATTTTTTTACCTATTCACTACTGTTTAACAGTAGTTTTAGGAATATATTTTAATTTTTAAAGGAGGTACAAGCTAATGAATTTAGCAGAGTTAAAGGAGGCTTATAAAGCCAGAAAGTTAGCCTTAGACAGTGCAAAGAAAGAGGAGGAGAAATACAAGGCACTCCTTAAGGATGCGATGTTAGAGGCTGGAGAAAGTGATTACACGGATGAGGCTGGATACCGCTTTGAGCGAATTGTGCAGGAGCGTAAGAGCATGGATGAGGAAAAGCTCTTAGCAGAACTCCATGAGAGAAACCTTACTAGCTGTATCGCAACTAAGGAGGTTGTAGATGAGGATGCAACTCTTAAGGCGGTAGAGGCTGGAGAGTTGCCACAGGAAGTATTAGCAGATGCCTTAAAGGTAACAGAGGTAGTAATGCTTAAGCTCACAGCTCCTAAAAAGGCAAAGGCTAAAAAGTGATAACGATCTGGAAAACTCCAATAGTAGCCACAGTAGAGCAGGTACTTAAGGATCTTAAGCTCCAGCTCTACGGAGCAGGGCTACTTAAGGAGATTAAAAACACAGGATCGGATCTTATGTGTACTTGCCCTTTTCACGCAAACGGTAAGGAGCATAACCCATCTTGCGGAGTGCTCCTACAGCAAAAGGTAACAAAGGATAAGACCTATGAGGCTGGTACTGTGCATTGCTACACCTGTGGATACACAGCGGATCTACCTCAGTTTGTAGCGGATTTATTAGGGCTGAGTAGCCCAGTAGAGGGCTTTAAGTGGCTGGTAAATCAGTACAACTACCAGACGGAGGAGAGAGAGCTCCCAGATCTGGATATGTACAGAGGCTCCACAGCTAAATCCTCAGTACTGGAGGAGAGCTTAGTAAAGCAGTACACACAGAACCTCCTACAGAGTGAGGAGGCGTGTAGGTACTTACATAAAAGGCGGATAGCTAACTGGGTGTTAGAGGCTTATGAGCTGGGGTTTGATCCAGAGGATAAAACAGTACTTTTCCCTGTAAGGGGCATGGATGGGAAAGTGATCTTTTACAAGGGCAGGAGCATAGCTGGCAAGCATTTTTATAACGCAAAAGAGATAGATAAAACCTCCGTAGTGTTTGGGCTCTGGGAGATCCTAAACAGATCTTTTAGCTGGGGTACATCGGATCAGATAGAGGAGGTTTGGATTACAGAGAGTGAGATAGATGCTCTCAGCCTTATCTCTTATGGAGTACCAGCGGTAGCCATCATGGGATCACATATCTCAGAGGATCAGTGTAAAGAGCTGGAGCGTACACCTTTTAGGCGGTTTGTACTTGCCACAGATAACGATGATGCAGGGAGAAAAGGAGCCTCCCAGATCAAGAGGTTACTGATACCTAAAGGTTTTCGGTTTATCAACCTCAAATGGCATACGAGCCTAAAGGATATTAACGATCTTGTCAAAGAGTACGGAGATGGCTGGAAAGACCATCTCACAGGATATTAAAGGAGGAAAACAGGATGAGTAAAGGATTTATTACAGGAACAAATGAGGAACTTATTAAAGCGTACAAAGAGAGTAGAGATGAGAGCTATCTTAAAGAGCTCATAGAGGCTAACAAGGGGCTTATTAACCTTTTAGTATCCCCATATTTAACCTCTATCCCTAATTCTGAGTTAGAGGATCTTACAAGTGAGAGCTATATACCGATGCTTAGAGCTATAGAGGATTACGATCCAGAGCAGGGAGTAGCTTTTTCTACTCTCCTTAAGGTTTATGTACGCCAGCACCTTAACCGTTTATACAACGAGGCTACACGCCAGAAAAGATTTACAGGTACCACTCCAGATAGCTTAGATCGGTTATCCGAGATCAATAAAGAGGGCGGTACAGAAACAGATAGCACCTTTGAGGTAGAGTGTAAGGATTTTAGCTCTGTAGAGTTTATGGATCTCTTAGATAGCTTACAGCTCAATGATAAGGAGCAGGTAGCGGTAAATATCCTCATGGCTGGAGGAGCTAAGGGAGAGATTGCTAAGGCTCTCAATATTACTAATGCTACCGTAAGCTGGCATATCAAGAACCTCAAAAAGAAATTTATTTTAGCTGGTTATCAATATGCTGTCTAAATAATTTTGGTGGATGTGATTAAGTTATTTATCACGAAAAGCAAGGAGGTAAGCGGTATGAGTAGTTTAAGAACCCTGTTAGCCATCTTAAAAGGAGAGGCTGTAGTGCTTACTAAAAAGAGTGAGCATAAGGCGGATGTGCTGGTAGGAAAGAATGTGGATAAGCGTTTTGCTATCAACAGCATGGTAGGAGCTGTAAAGGCTTTGATGCTGTAGTTATAGAAAAAAAAATAATCAAGGAAAAACAGGAGGATACAGAAATGGGATTACAGGATCTTATTAACAAGTATGACAATGGAGGATTTTCTAAAACAGGCTGGTTTCAGTTAAAGGATGATGGAGATACAGCTACAGTACGCCTCCTCCATAAGGGAGAGGTAGGAGTAAAGGATGGAGAAACAGATTATGATTTTCCCATCTACGAGGTACACAAATTAGATGTAGATGGTAGCGGTAGAGATCGTACTTGCCTCTGTAAAGGAGAGAGCTGTGAGTTTTGTAAGAGTGGTAATAAGCCTCAGCTTAGAATGTTCTTACAGATGATTAACAAGGATGAGAAAGATAAGGATAAGCAGGTACAGCTCTGGGAGAGAGGCTTAACAGACATTAAGAACCTTATCGGCTTAGCTGGAGAGTACGGAGATCTCACTAAGAGAGATATTAAGATTAAGAGATCTGGAGCAAAGGGTAGCCTTAAGACTACATACCAGTATTTTCCTAAGGATCCTAGTGAGATGGAGATCCCAGAGCCTCAGAACTTAGTAGGCTCACTTATCTTAGATCTGGATCGTGAGGATCAGATTAAGGCTATCGAGGGTAGATTACAGCTTAACAAGGGTAACAATAACGATAGTAACAATGACAGCGGAGCAGGAGCTACAAGAGTATTTTAAGTAAGTTGTAATCTCTTGGCAGACAAAACATAAAGGAGCGGATTGATAGGTATAAGTGTGAATGTGAGTGTTTACCGCCTAATATGTCCTAACATACAGAAAATGGGCTCATTGAGAGAGAACCTCTATAAAGCTGGGAAATGAGGTAAGAGTGAGGGGTAAAATTAAGAGCCCCTCACGTTTTTTTTAACAGGAGGATACAGGATGGCAAGAGAGATAAAGGTAGATATGAGTAGAGAGAGCGTGGATCTGGAGGATCTTAGTAGCAGATTAGCTCATAAAAAAGTATGTAATATAAATTTGAAAAGGAACCAGAATACCTTACTTAAGGGGCTGGAGGTAATAAATGAGCTTGTAAAGAGCGGTAGGCTCCATGCAGAGGGAGAGTATGAGGTTATCCGTACTCCAGAGAGGCTTAAGGAAGTAATGGAAACCTATGTAAGCGGTATTGGAGAGTATGTACTTGATGTGGAAACTACAGGGTTGGATGTGTATAACGATATTTTAGTAGGTATCTGTTTATATAATCCAGATCTCCCTAGTTTCTATGTACCGTTTAATCATACGGATCTCCAGAATAAAAGAGTTGAGGGGCAAATGACAGAGGAGGAGTGTAAGGCGGTTATGCTCCCTTATCTGGCTAACGGATCCCTTAAGTGCATCAACCACAATATTAAGTTTGATGATAAAGTAGTTACTTTTCAGTGGGGGCAGAGGATAGCTAATGTGTGGTGGGATACTAACATAGCTGGATGGGTACTCAATGAGAATGAGAAACACGGATTAAAACCGATGTATAACAAGTATATCCTTAATGGGGAGGGCTCAGATGAGGATTTTGGAGATCTCTTTGAGGGTATCCCATGTAACTATATTCCTATTGATATTTTCGCTATTTATGGTGCTAACGATGGTTTTAAAACATGGGCTCTGTATCAATTCCAGAAAAAGTATCTTAGAGAGGATCATCCGAGAGCAGACTACAGAAAGCTCTATCATGTGTTTAGAGATATTGAGATGCCTCTTATTGATGTTTGTATGGATATGGAGCTTAGAGGTGTAGAGATTCGTGAGGATTATGCTAAGGAGCTCTCTGTAAAATTTAATGCAGAGATGGCGGAGAAAGAAAAGCTCTGTGATGAGTATGTAGCTAAGTTTGATAAGTTTATAGAAGAAAATCCTACTCTTATGAGATTAACTAAGGGTACTAAGAAAATCAATTATAACAGCCCTCAGCAGGTGGCTTGTTTATTCTATGATATTTTCAAACTGAAAAGCGTATCCAGAAAAGAGCCGAGAGGTACAGGAGATAAGATAGTACAACAGCATAGAAACAAGGCTAAAAAGGTAGGTACTAAAAAGGGAGAGGAGTTTATCCAGTTTTTAGATAACTACCAGAGATATAAAGAGTGTGGAAAGCTCTTAGGAACTTATATAGATAAGATCCCAGAGGTTAAGTGTGCTAAGACTAATGCAGTACATACCACATATAACCAGTATGGAGCTAAAACAGGTAGATTTTCAAGTAGTGATACAGTTACTAAGATCAACCTCCAGAATATCCCTAGCCATGAGAAAAGCATCCGTAAGATCTTTAGAGCCAGAGATGGTTATAAGTTTGTGGGAGGAGATTTTAGCCAGATTGAGCCACGAGTACTCTCTTATGTATCTGGAGATGAGGCAATGCAGGAGGCATACAGAGAGGGTAAAGATCTATACGCCATCATGGGATCTAAAGTGTATGGAGTGCCTTATGAGGATTGTAGAGAGTTTTATCCAGATGGTACGGTAAACGCTGAGGGTAAACACAGGCGTACAACTATGAAAAGTGTACTCTTAGGTATCATGTACGAGCGAGGAGCTAAAGCCATCGGAGAGCAGTTTGATAGATCCGCAGAGTGGGCTCAGAAACTTATTGATGATTTTTATAAGAGTTTTCCTAAGATCCAACAGCTCCGCCTTAAGGTAGAGAAGATGGCGGAGGAGTACGGATATGTAACTACCATACAGGGTAGAAAGAGAAGATTACCAGAGATGCAGTTACCAGATCACGATGATTACCGCTATCAAGAGGCTCACAGGCAGAGCCTTAACGCTGTAATACAGGGATCCAGTGCGGATATTATGAAATTAGCTATGATCGCTATTTACAATGATCCTCAGTATAAGGCTCTGGATTGCCACATGGTAATAACCGTACATGATGAGTTAATTATGGAGGTACCAGAGGATCATATTAAGGAGGGAGCAGATCTCTTAGTAAACACTATGAAAAGAGTAGGACACAGCCTTATAGATCTCCCCATGAGCGTAGATGCTGAGGTAAATGATTACTGGTATGGAGAAAACTTAGCAGATGAGTATTTAGAGGAGGAGTAAGCCTATGGGATATTTTCCTTTACCAGATCTAAAGGGTAAGCCTAACAGGATCTTTGTAGATGGTAAAACTCTAAATCAGATAGCTAAAGAGAGTGGTATAAGGCTGGATACCGTACAGCATAGATATAGCAGAGGTATAAGAGATTATGAGGGCTTAACAAAGCCCTCTCATATCAGAGTAGAGCACGAAAAGACACAGAGGAAAACCTACTCTATAATGAGTGCTGGAGAGAGAGTAATGGAGAGGATCTGGGAGCTGGATATACCTCTCAATACTATCTCAGATAAAACAGGGATAAGCAGATCCACAATATACGCCTTTTTATATAACGGTACAGATCTTAGCAGTATGAGGCTTGCTAAGATCTGTAGCCTTTTAGGATTATCAATGGATTATGTAATGGGATTAAAACAGGAGGATAACTAATATGAGTATGATGGAATGGGCTAAAAGAGAGGTAGAGATAGCATCTAAGAGAGAAAGAGGAGATAAGCCAGAGAGTGAGTGGGATTATGGCTGTGCTTGCTATGATAGTGATCTTAAGGCTTTTGAGAGCCTTTGTGGAGACGGTCACAGTGGTTTTAGTATAGGTATTACAAAGGGGATCCTTAACAGATTGATAGAGGGAAAACCTCTTACTCCGATTGAAGATACAGAGGATGTATGGAATGTATGTAGTAGAGGAGAAAATGGAGGAGTAGTTACATACCAGTGTAAGCGTATGAGTAGCCTGTTTAAGGATGTATACCCAGATGGTACAGTAAAATATCACGATAACGATAGATATTATTGTATTAAATGGGATGATCCTAATCTGTGCTGGCATAATGGGTTTATTGGTAAGATTTATAGTGAAATGTTCCCTCTTACTATGCCTTATATGCCCTCTAATAAATCGGATGTGATTGTATGTGATGAGCTCCTCACAGATCGTAAAAACGGAGATTTTGATACTTTAGCTGTATTGTATATCCAGAGATCTCACGGAGAAAAGGTAGAGGTAAATAGATACTTTAAGGAGGGAGAAAAGAGCTTTATAGAGATCTCTCCAGAGGAGTATGAGGAGCGTAAGAAGATGCACGAAAAGAGGCAGGAGCAGGAGGCTAAGGCACAGGATGAAAATTAGATATAATCGCTTTGCTGTATTTCCTGTTATGTGTCACGATTGCCATAGGTATATCTGGATGGAGCCTTATAGGAGGGCTGATGTGTGGCATAACTGGTTAGATAGATATGTAAAGAAAACTATCTGTAATGAGTGCCTTAAAAAGTATGATGTAGGAGGTAAACAGTGAGATATAAAGTATATGATGAGGAAGATAAGAAAGAGAGAACTCTGGAGGAGTGCGTAACTCCTTTAGAGGTAGGATCTGTAAGGAGAGTGCAGGTTAAAAAGGGAGATACCAGAGAGGTACATCATTTTAGAATATTGGAGGAATTAAAAGCATGAGAGTGTATATAGCTGGAGCTATGACAGGAGTGTTTAAGTATAAAGAGAAATTTACTGAGGCTGAGGAGTATATAAGAGGGCTGGGGGCATATAGTACTTAATCCCTCATTTTTACCAGAGGGGCTCTCAGATTATTACGAGATCAATAAAGCTATGATAGATCAGTGTGATGCTATTTATGTTCTTTTGAACTATGAAAACTCTAAGGGTACAAAGAAAGAGATTGAGTATGCAAAGAGCACAGGTAAGCGAGTAATTTACCAGAATAATACAGAGGTAAGAGATCAGAATGGTAATTCGTGGAGCTGGGTAAATAGACCTTTAGGGTATAGTGATTATCCAGTAGGGTATGGTAATTACGGGGAGTATCTGTGGGGTAAAAGATATTAACTTTGAGGAGGCAGTAAAAAGCCTCCTCTTTTTTTTATCTAAATTTACTTACCGTTTGTGATTAGGTTACTTATCAATCAAAACAGGAGGATCAAGGATGGTAAGACAGATTAAAAGAAAATGGAGAAGATTTTACAGAACTCATAGAGAGGGCTGTGAGTTGGTAGGAGATTTTATTGGAGCTGTAAGTATTTTTGTATTTTTATTTGAGCTCTATATCATCGGAGTTATGTTAGGAGGTCACTAATGGGAAATGTAATTTTAGGGCTTTTGTTAGTCGGCTACATAGTGGTTACTATCGTAAATCTGGTAATTGAGGTAAAGAGAGATAAAGAAACCAGACCTCTAAGGATAAGAGAAAGCAGATCCCAGATGTATTTAGCTTTTGAGCTTGCTAGATTTAATAAAAATATTGAAAAAGCCAGAGAGGAGGCGGAAAAGTAATGGGATTAAAGAGCTTAATAGCAGTAGCACAAGGAAAAAATGCAGAGAGCGTATCCTTTGAGGATAAGTTTCTTAAAAATTATGAGGAGGCTGTAAAGGCTAAGGAGCTGGAGGAGAGGCAGATAGCCCCATCTGAGTATATCCGCCCATCTTCTATGTATGGCTGTGAGCGTATGTTATTTTTCCAGAGAGTACATGGAGGCTCCCAGAACGGAGAGCAGAGTGAGGTAAATCTTATTGAGATATGCCAGAGCGGTACAGATAGGCACTTAGACATACAGCATATAGTAGAGCGTATGGAGGGCGTAGAGTGCTTAGATCTGGAGGAAATGGTAAAAGAGGCACAGGCTAAAGGCATTAAAACAGAGTTTGTAGGCTGGAATGAGGATCATACAGAGGGCAGGTGTAAAAATGATGAGCTCTCTATTTATTTCCAGCCAGACGGAGTTATTAGATTTAATGGTAAGGATGTAATCTTAGAGATTAAAACAGAGAGTACTTACCAGTTTAGTAACAGATATGAGCCTAAGGCGGATCATAAGTGGCAAGCTACTTGTTACGGTATGGGGCTGGGTATAGATTATATCCTTTTCTTTTATGAGGATAGAAATTTCTGTAAAAAGAAACCGTACCTCTGGAAAATAACCGATGAAATGAAACAGGCAGTACTTAACAAGATACGAACTGTAAACAATGCTTGTAAAACAGGGATCCCTCCAGAAAAGGATGATAGCAAGTGTACTTACTGTAGATATAAAAATGAGTGTGCTTTAGTGGATGCTGGTAAGTGGGTACATCCTAACCCTCCAGAAAAGCCTCAGACAGCCCAGAAAGATACAAACAGAAAAAAGGCTAATAAGTCTACAGGTAAAAAGAAAAAAGCCTCTACAGGGCAAAATACAGCGTTGAGAGCGGTATGTGGTAACTGTGAGCATTGTGGTAGAGAGCTGGGAGCTTACTACTGTAGCATTGATAAAGAGGGATCTATGTATGTAGACCGCAGAAAGAAATGTAAGTTTACTCCTAGCAAATTTAAGGGGGTACAGGATGGCAAGTAATAACATCGGTAAAACCTTTGAGCAGGAGTTTAAGGAGTGTGTACCTCCAGATTATTACCTGTACCGCCTAAAGGATGATACCAGCGGATTTTATGGAGTATCTAATCCATGTGATTATATTCTTTTCAGATCTCCTTATCTCTTTCTGGTAGAGCTTAAAACCCATAAGGGAAAGAGCATACCGATAGCTAAGATCAGACCTAACCAGATACAGGGGATGGAGAAAGCTACTCAATATGAGGGAGTGTATGGAGGCTTTTTAATCAATTTTAGAGAGCTGGAGGAAACATATTACATAACCGTACAGGATGTGATCCAGTTTACTCAGACGGAGGAGAGAAAGAGTATACCTGTAGAGTGGTGCAGGGATCACGGAGTAAAGATAGAGCAGAAAAAGAAAAGAGTGAGATACAGCTATGATCTGGAGAGCTGGTTAAGGAGGTACTATGGAAAATCCGTGTAGTAATTGTGATAGTACATCAATGGAGATGTGTTTACTTATTAGACATTGTGAGCACTTTGTAACAAAGAAATCTAAAGAGGAGAGCAGGTGTAAAGATTATGTAGGAGTTACCTGTGTAAATGGTGGATGCCCTAACGCTATGGCGGATGAGTACCCAGAGTATGGCTATGAACATTGTACCTGTGGGGAGTGTGGATATTATAAGGGCTGTGAGGATTGTGCCTTAGCAGGTACAGAGCATTGTAATAAGGCTCCTACAGGAGGAGGTAAAGATGGTACAGAGTGATAAATTAAAGAAAATCATAGCAGAGGTAAAAGAGGAGAGCTCCCCTGTAATAACCCTCTCAAATGAGTTAATAGCAGATTTTAGTAAGGAGCTTGATAGTGCTATCTCAGAGCTGGATATGATTATGGAAAGCATAGGAGAAAACTCTATAGAGGATATACCAGATAGCCAGATAGAGTACTACTGTGTTAAGATCCCAGCCCTTATGTACTATGCAGGGCAGAGAGTAGAGGAGCTGGGTATGCAGGTAGATCTAGCCTCTAACGCTAAGAAAAGTGCTCAAAATGAGGCGATGGTAAAAGTATCTGGTACTGTGCAGGAGAAAAAAGCCAGAGTAGAACAGCTCACGGAGGATAAAGCCTTAGTAGAGGCTATTTACCGTAGAGCTTATAACAGCCTCAAAGTTAAGTTAGAGATGGCTGAGAAGATCTACAGCGGATTAAAGAAATCTCTCTCAAAGAGGATAGCAGAGGTGGATCTGGATAGATTTAGTAAGGATAAATATACCAGAGAGCCAGAGGATCCTATGGAGGAGTAAGCCTATGGAGCGATGGGCTTATGAGTACTTTAGGAGGCAAGTCATAGAGGATAGATGTAAGCAGGAGGCACAGTGGCTAATTGATAACCCTAAAGACAGTATCCGTAAAATGGCTAAAGAGTTTTGTATAAGTAAGAGCCAGCTACATAGAGATCTCCATGAGCTCAGAAATATAGATGATGATCTCTATGTACAGTGTAGAAATATTTTAAGGAGGCATAAAAGACGATGTTTATAAGAGTTGAGGATCAGAGCGGAAACCTTACTATCTGGCTTAATGTGAACCAGATAGCAAAGATGGAGGAGAGTCGGAGCTCAGAGGAGTTAATGGGATACAGCATAACTACTGTGGATAATAAGGAGTATTATTCTCCAGATGTTAAGGCTATACAGGCTTTATTGATGCCAGTAGTTGTAATGGAGCCAGAGGGCGATATTGTAGAGGAGCTTAAAAAGCTGGATATGAGAAGAAATGTTATGGCGAGGTGTTAGATATGGAGGAAAAGTTAGATAAGTTTTTAGCGTATCTGGAGGAAGACGGTGTAGAGATCTCTGGAGAAACAGCTTTTAAGTGTGATGATGGGATTGTACTTTTTAGCCCTAATGAGGGAGGAGGAGTAGATATAGCCATTATCAGAAATGTAGTTGAGTTAAATTACAATTTAGGCATCACGGATGCCGATGTAAACCTCTTTAATACAGAGGTAGGCATTATGCAGGAGTTAGGAGGATCTGAGGATGGAGAATAATAAGCCAGTATTTTATATGTTAGTTGGATTGCCAGCCAGCGGTAAAAGCTCTGAGAGTGATAGGCTGGGAGATGTAATTGTTAGATCCTCTGATTATCTCAGAGATAAGCTCTGTGGAGATATAAACGATATGAAAAATAATGGTGCTGTGTTTACCATTTTACAGAGTTTGGTTAGAGCGGATCTATATCATGGTAAGGATGTAGTATATGATGCTACAAACTTAAAAGCGAGTTATAGAGTGGAGTTTTTGGATACTCTTAGGTTATTAAACTGTAAAAAGGTTTGTGTATTTGTAGATACTCCTTTTGAGGTTTGTGTTAAGCGTAACGAGGAAAGGGAGCGTACAGTACCTAAGGAGGCTATGGAAAGGATGAAAAGATTTTTAGAGCCTCCTACTTTTGCTGAGGGCTGGGATGAGATACGAGTAGTTAAAAATTGGGATGAAAAGGAGAACAGCAATGGCGGAGATAGATAACCTCATAGCGGAGGTAAATAAAAAATACAAAACGGATATAATCCGTAAAGCATCGGATCTTAAGGGGATAGAGTTTATCCCCTATACCTCCCCTATGATGAATTACTTAACTAGAGGAGGAGTACCTGTAGGGAGGATCATAGAGCTGGTAGGATTACCTCAGAGTGGTAAAACTACTACAGCTCTGGATATTATCTCTAATTTCCAAAAGAAATACAAAGATAAGTACTGTGTATATCTGGATGCAGAAAATACAATAGATAAGGAGTGGGGAGAAACTCTGGGAGTAGATTGGAGTAAGGTAATACTTATCCAGCCAGAGAGTGAGTACGGAGAGGAGCTTTTAGATATGCTCTTAGACTACATAAGATCTGGTAAGATCGGCTTAGCAGTATTAGATAGTGCTCCTTTTATCATCCCTAAGGCAGTACAGGAAAAAGGATTAGATGAGAAAAGCTATGGCGGTAACAGTGCTCTTATGAAAGCCTTTTGTGATAAGGCGGTACCGCTCTGTAAGAAAGTGGAGTGTACTTTTCTCCTCATCAATCAGTTAAGAGAAAATATAGGAAATCCGTATAAGCCTTTTAAGATCCCTTGCGGTACAGCTATCGCTCATGCGTGCTCACAGATCTTATGGTTTACAAAAGGATCCTTACTGGATGAGAAGTATAAAGAGGTAAGTAGCGGATATGCTAACCCTAGTGGTAATCTGGTAAGCGTGAAAGTGGAGAAAAATAAGGTTACTAAAAATGATCGTAGGCTCCAGACTTACACACTTAATTACAGTACAGGAGTGGATGAGATTAAGGATACCTTAGATCTGGCTATTATGCTGGGGATCATCTCACAGGCTGGAGCATGGTATAAGGCTACTCTTAAAGACGGTAAAGAGCAGAAAATGCAAGGCTTTAATGGAGTGCAGGAGTTTTATTATACTGATCTGGAGGAGTTAGAATATCTTAGAAAACAGGTATATGAGGCAGGGATGGTATGAGAGAAGTAGAGGAAACCTTAGCACATAATCTTAGAGAGGTAAGAGAGAAAAAGGGCTACACTCTAAAAGATGTGGTAAAAGGTACAGGATATACAGAGGTAAGTATAAGTAGATGGGAAACAGGTACACGGATCCCTAAGGCTACAGTACTTTATAATCTGGCTAAATTCTATGGAGTATCTGTAGATAGATTTTTCTGGAGGTAAACATGATAAAAGAAAGGAGAAATACCAGATCCTAGTAGACTAGGTTTTATATGAGAGTGTTGTACATATAAGTAAAGTGCTAGAAAACAGCGTGAGATCTTCTTTACAAATATATTGAATAGTAAAGCTGTGTAAGGTAGCTACCCTATTACGGAATGGGTAGGGCGGTCTTAAATGTTGAGCATGGGAGGCTACTAGCATTTCCACGAACCGATTTAGGTAAGTGGTTGGTATGACAAACAAACATAGTATAAATGATCTTTACCAGATGCAGGCTTTATCTCTTGCATCTAAGATACAAATGAGTAAGGCAAGGATAAGAGCGTGGATAGAGAAGTATGGAGAGGATGGAGTGTATGTATCCTTTAGCGGAGGAAAAGATAGCACAGTACTCTTAGATCTGGTAAGGAGTGAGTACCCTAATGTAAAAGCAGTATTTGTAGATACAGGGCTGGAGTATCCAGAGATTAGAGCGTTTGTAAAAACCTTTGATAATGTGGAAATACTTAAGCCTAAGAAAAATTTTAAGCAAGTTATACAAGTGTATGGGTATCCGTTTTTCTCTAAAGAAAATGCTCAAAAGATTTACGAGATTAAGCATACAGGATCAGAGATCCTAAAACATAATAGGTTACATGGAGATAGTAAGGGTAATGGAAAGTTACCAGATCTGTATAAATTTATGCTAGATCCAGAGGCTCCAGAGGTATCTCATTTATGTTGTAACATTATGAAAAAATCTCCAGTAAAATCTTATGAGCATAAAACAGGGAGAAAGCCCATAGTAGCTACAATGGCTACAGAGAGCAGAAATCGTACTGTAGAATGGCTTAGGACAGGGTGTAATAGTTTTGATAGTAAAAGACCGATAAGCAAGCCTATGAGCTTTTGGAGTGAGCAGGATGTTTTAATGTATATTGCTATTAAGAGGTTGCCTATATGCTCTGTGTATGGAGTAATAGCCGATGATACAGAGTGTGAGGTAAGCCCTGTGGATCTAAATCCTCATGCTATGATTTTTGATAAGGTTAATCCTGTACTACATACTACAAAGTGTGATCGTACAGGCTGTATGTATTGTGGTTTTGGATGCCATCTAAATGAGGATCAGAGGTTTTTAAGGATAAAAGAAACTCATCCTAAGGTATATGAGTACATTATGAAATCTGTAGATAGTGGCGGATTAGGGTATGAGGAGATTATAAAGTGGATCAATAACCACAGTGATTTTAATATTATGTTTTAGTACAGGAGGAGGTAGTAAAAAGCCTCCTCTTTTTTATATAGGAGATATATAAAAAGTGTTGACATTATTATATAGGGGGTGTATATTATAAGTGAGGTAAGGAACTAGATACAAACTGAAAGAGAGGTAAACAATATGAGATATAAAAACAGTGATGATAACAGATACAGAGTACAGTTTATGAGATCCACAGAGGAGCTTATGGATCAGCTTACAGTTAAAGAGTTTATCTCTTATCTGGAAGAAAACGCAGAGTTTGAAGATTACACAGTAGAGTATATTGATAAGAAATGTGTTAAGTGTAGAGCCTATGATCTTACAGAGGAAAACAGCAAGCTCCATAAGGAGTTTTTAGTAACAGAGGATGGTAGAGTATTTTACTGGAGATCCTTAATCAGCAAGATTGAGCTGGTAGATGCTGAGGAAGAAAAACAGGAGGTAAATAAGATGATTATTAAGAGATTAAAAGGAGCTAAGTTTGGTACAGATAGAATAGCTAGAGTAGTTACAGGATATGCCCTCTATGAGGAGGGCAAGGGCTACATAGCTTTTAGCTCAGATAGAGATGAGTTTGGTATTTTAGCTCCATATATTCCATGTGGAGGGAAAAGAGCTTTACAGAGTATCTTAGATGCTGGAGGCTTTTGTAGCTTTGATGGTATGGAGTATGTACAGGAGTTGGGAGCCTAAGGGCTCCCAGATCGGAGGGAAATATGTTTACAGTTTATCTTAAGAGTGCTGGAGGCACAAAGAAATACTTTACAGAGTTTGAAACAGAGGCGGAGGCTGAGAGCTTTTGTAGAGAGTATGGCTGGGAGTGGGTAGATGAGAATGAGTTTGTATGGGATATGGATTATGAGGAGGCGTAAAGATGGCTAAGATCGTTTATCTGAGAACCGATAAAAACGGTACTAAGTATTATGCTAATTACACTTGCCCTAGATGTGGAGGAGCTGGAGGATCTGATAAATGGGCTTTTACAGGCTGGACTTGTTATAAGTGCGGAGGAACTGGAGAAAGCTCTACTCCAGTTATTGAAAAAGAATATACTCCAGAGTATAGAGCTAAGCTAGATGAGAGAGCTAGAAAGAGAGCAGAGGCTAAGAGGGCTAAGCAGGTAGAGGAGTTTAATAACAATCGTTTAGCAATAGCTGAGAAATATGGATTAAATCCAGAGGGTAAGATCTATGTAGTAACAGGTAACACCTATGAGATCCGTGAGGAGCTTAGGGAGGCAGGAGCAAAGTATAGAGGAGGGATTAACTGGTATTTCTTAGAGAAACAGGATAGATACCCTACAATAGAGCTTAGTTATGAGGAGTGCCTTAATATCTATCCAGAGTACGGTACAATGAGCTGGAAAGACCTTACAGAGGTACAGGCAGTACTTAACAGTAAGATCCCTACAGAGGAGGATCATAGCCAGTATGTGGGGCAGGTAGGAGAGAGGTTAGATCTGGTAGTAACTTTTAAGAAAAGATCTACTTATGAGATCCCTAGCTATGCAGGATGGGGTACAGATACGGTAGGTATCAATGTATTTAGAGATGATGCTGGTAATTGTTTTATCTGGAAAAGCACCTCAGCATTTTTTAATATAGCGGAGGGATCACAGGTAAGATTGAGAGGAACTGTAAAGGAGCATAGCGATTATAAAGGCACTAAGCAGACTATATTACAGAGATGTAAAGTGGATGCGGTAAAATTATAAAGACAAGGGAGGAGTTAATTAACTCCTCCATAAGGAGGGCTAAGAGGTGAGTATACACGGAGTAAATGCTAGACAGCTCCAAATAATAAGTATCCTTAAGGAGGTTAAGTGTACAAATACAGCGGAGCTACAAGAGGAGTTAGGAGTATCTAGGAGAACGCTTAGAACGGATATAGCGTATCTAAAGAGAGTGTATCCAGATAAGTTAATAACCCACAGAGGCAGATATACAGGCGGTTTAGAGTGGGTAGAGTAGGAGGAGCATATGGATCTAATAGAAAGAGTAGAAAGCTATAAAGTGTTATTTAAGGAGTGTAAAGCTCTGGAGCCTGTTAGTACGGCTCTGGCAAAGGGTTATAAATCCGCTACACCTCTCCAGAGATTAGAGATAATCAGAGAGTTAGATACAGAGCTGGCGGAGGTATACAGTGTAGAGATACCTGTTATTACAGCGTGGGTAAGGGATGATAACTATGTACACTCTACAAAGGAGATTTTCTTAGGGGAGCCCTCCTTAGAGGGTTTTCTCCATCAATTTAGGCACCACTTACAAAATAAGGCAAGGGAGCCACAGTATAAGTATTTACTGGTAGAGGATGATCCTAAGGCGGATTATAGGATCCCTTATAAGGATTGTATGTATAGGATGTATGGGGAGGATGATGCCAGAGCGTGGGCTAGGATGGTTATTGAGTTAGCCTCATAAATGAGTTATAATATAACCACTATATAAAAAGGTAGGTGGTTACATGATAAAGAGATTGAGCGTAATAATAGCTTTAGGTATTGCACTATCCTTATCAGCCTGTGGAAATACAGCTAAGGTAAATGAGCCCATAGAGGCGGAGAAAGTAACGGAGGCTATAGAAAGTACTCCAGAGGTAACAGAGGAGCCAGAAACAGCTACAGAGGAGGCGGAGGAGCTATCTGTAATCTATGCAGACGATGAGGAGATCAATTTATATCTGAATAGGTATAATGAGGTTAATGTGGGGCAGGAGATAACAACGGATCAGTTTGAGCCATATAAGCATCATGGTAGTGTACATAAAAATCAAATAAAATTCAAAACAGAGGAAACTACTATATCAGCTACAGGAACTAAGGTAACAGTATATTTAGAATATAAGGATCTGGAGCAGTATAAGGAGGCGTTTCTGAGATTTGTAAAGCCTTTTAGTGATACCGACATAGAGAAATGCTGGGAGCAGGTTTTGGCAGATGATACAAGGGTTATAGAGTTTGATGGATTTAGTACAGAAACCAGTAAATTTAATGGAAATATAGAGTATATGAGTATCTATGGATTTATAGAGTAGGAGGCGGATTATATGAAAATCGGAGTAAGAAAACCCAGCCTTAAAAAGGCTATCAAAGCAAGCACTACAGGTAAGGCTAAAAGAGCGGTAAAGAAAGCAGTTAATCCTCTGTATGGTAAAAAGGGTGTAGGGCTGGCAAAGAACCCTAAGAGAGCTGTAAAAAATGCTGTGTATAAGAAAACCACAGTAGGGGTAAAAGATTTACTCAAATAGGAGAAATTAAGAGGATCTTAGGATCCTCTTTTTTTTTGTCTAAAAATACTTACCGATTGTGATTAAGTTAAGTATCACAACAAAGGAGGTAAACAGAGTGGCACAGAAAGTAACCAGTACAGATATAAAGCTGGCTCTTAAAGAGTTTCATAATGGAAAGCCCAGTTATTTTATAACAGAGTGTAAAACCTGTAGTACTTATTTTCCAGATCCACAGGGGCTACTTAAGTTTGATGGGCTGGCTATCACAAAGAGCTATACAAAGCCTAATATTATCGGCTATGAGATCAAAGTGAGTAGAAATGATTTTCTACAGGATAATAAGTGGCATTTATACCTACAGTACTGTAATGAGTTTTATTTTGTAGTACCTAAGGGGCTGGTAAAGAAAGAGGAGCTCCCAGATCATGTAGGGCTTATCTATTTTAATCCAGATACTAAGGGCTTGAGAACTGTTAAAAAGGCATTGTACAGGCAGATAGAGGAGCCTGTAGGAGTGTATAAGTACATTATCTTTAGTCGGCTGGAGGAGGATAGGATCCCCTTTTACAATGACAGGGCGGAGTACTGTAGGGATTATCTGGAGGATAAGGTAGTAAAGAGTGCTATAGGGCAGAGATTAGGCACAAAGTTAGCAAAGGATTTAGAGGAGGCAGAAAAGAAGTTAAAAAGCCTCCAGAGTGCAGATAAAGAGCTACAGGCATGGGAAAATGTTAAAGCAGTATTAGAAAATGCTGGTATTTTACCGTGGAGATGGTGGGATAACGATGATTGGGTAGACGATCTGGAGCAGAGGCTTAATGGAAAGATGGATCCTATAGATCTGGAGTTAGTTATTAAGGATGCCAGTAGATTACTAACCAGATTACAGGCTATGCAGGTACAGGAGGAGCAGGATGATAAAAGCTAGATACATAGGGGTAGAGTGTGAGCTCCAGAGCGGTAAGGTGTATCCGATTAAAACCAGATGCACAGAAAATAAACTTGTGGTATCGGTAAGAGCTTATAAGTTTGAGTATAACTCTCTGGAGGAGTTTCTTAAGCGGTGGAAAGTAGAGGCGGTATATCATGGATGTAAGTAGGTTAATGATTTTGCTTAAGGAGGCGTGGAGCAGGGTAAGAGATGAGGGAGTAGGTGTAATGGGAGATTTTATAGGAAAGCCTTTTACAGCTACTACTATGAGTGAGTTGAATTATCTTGTAAACGCTCCTTTAGAGAGTATAAATAGAGAACTCCGAGAGGAGTTAGGTATAGAGCTTTATGTAAATACACTACCTCAGATAGAGGATAACTCAGTAAGTGGGTTCTTAATGGTAAAAAGGGTAGGAGAGCCCGTAAGATTTATATGAGAGAGGAGTGTTAAGTGTGGGCAGAGCTGAGAGGCGTAGACTTGAAAAGCAAAAAGGTAAACAGGTAAAAACCTATAATCTAACCAGATCACAGCTCCACAATGCAGTAAGGCAGGTAACAGAGGAGGATCTTAAGAGGATTAAACAAGAGGCTATGGAGGATGCCATAAATACAGCTATGACATTACTCTTAGTACTTCCTATGGAGGTACTCATGGATCACTACTGGAAAAAGACCTATGCAAAGAAGATACCAGAGTTTACAGAGCTGGTATTACAGTACTATGAACGCTGGCAAAATGGAGAGCTAGATATGGATGAGATGAAAAAGGATCTCTGGGAGTATGGCGGAGTGAGATTAGAAGAAAGAGAGGCAGAATAACATGAGTTTAAGAGTAAAAGCAGGTATTGATTTAGAGGAACTTAAAAAGTACGGATTTAAGACAGGTACAGAGTGGGCGGATGCTGGAGAGCGTTGTTTAGAGGGTATCGGCTATGAGTATCAGCACGAATGGTACCATAAGTTTTTAATGGATGCAGATGAGCCTAGCAAGATTGCTTATATTGCAGAGGATTATGATATTCCATGTGTACAGATCTCAGTAAGGACAGAGCACAGAGATTTGTATGTAGAGGTAGCAGTGGAGGGTACTTATCATGTAGGAGGATCAGAGCTGGATATTGTAACAGATACTATCTACGAGCTTACACAGGCTGGAATATTGGAGGTAGTACCAGAAGAAAGCGAGGGTAAATAATATGGCTATCAGAAATATGTTACACATAAGCAAGTTAAAGGCGTTTGAGGCTTTTCTGGAGAGTAAGGGGTATATGATTATCCCTACAGTAGGGGCGTATGAGGTACTTAGAGCTCAGAAACCTAAGAAAGAGAGAAAGCCTAAGGAGAGCCCTGTAATAGTGTATAAAAGAAAAGATGCTAAGGAGCATTTATCAATCATGGAAAAGGATTTTTATTTAGTAAATGAGTTTTTGAGAACTAAGGAGGCGGAGTAATGTTTGGATATGTATTGCTTGTGATTTTAGTAACAGCAGGAGTAACTCTGGTAGAGAGTTTTTTAATAGCTTTTGTGGCTGGATTATTAGGGATTGGAGTTTCCTTTAAGGATATTTTCTCTGTGATGTTTATTATCAATTTCTTTATAAGAGGAGGCAGTAGTAAGTAAATGAAAAAGAAAATTAAGGATTGTACGTTTAAGGAGTTTACAGGGTGGGCTAACGCTAGAGCCTGTGATGGTAGATGGAGTATGCTGGATGCTATGAATAGCGTAAGCATAATTAGTATGGTATACGAGGTAAAGCCTATTTTCTTTAGAGGCAGGGTTAGAGAGGCTTTGTGGAGAAAACTTAGGGATCAGTATTTAAACGTGGAGGCAGAGATAGAGATTGAAAGATAGTACAAGAGCTAAGAGCTCAAAACAGGAAAAGCGTATAGCTAAGGCTATAGGAGGTAGGCAGGTAGTAGGATCTGGATCCACTCCGTTTCTAAAAGGAGATGTAATAGCAGGAGATCTATTTATAGAGGCTAAAACAAAGATGAACCCTAGCCAGAGTATCACAGTAAAAAAGAGCTGGATAGATAAGGCTAAGGAGCAGAGCTTAGCCATGAGAAAAGAGGATTATGCCATAGCGGTATCCTTTGGAGATCCTAAGGAGTATTACCTCATTGAGGATACTTTAATGGAGGATCTGTATAAGAGCAGGGAGGCACTCAGAGCGGTTATAGATGCCTTAGGAGGGCTGGATGATCGCTTAGTGGATCTGGATAACTTAACAGGAAACGGTATAAGAGCATTGATAAGGAGGCACTTAGAATAGTGAGAGCTGAGTTTATCGGTAAAACATCTATGGGCTTTATTACAGGGCAGATATACACGATAGAAACAGCCTGTAAGATGGTAAAGAGGTGTAAAACCAGTAGAGCGGATCCTGTACCGTGTTTATGTGTATACGATAAAAACTCTAAGGCGTGGTGTCCGTATAGCAGTATGGAAAAGGTATTAGAGAACTGGAGATTATTATAAAAAGCGAGGAAAATATTATGTGTAAAATTAGTGAAATGAACTTAGAAACAGCTAAGTACTATGGATATGAGGCACAGAGTAACCAGTTAGTAGAGGAGTGTGCAGAGCTCATACAGGCGGTAAACAAGTACCGCAGAGTAGAAACAGGCTTAGGACAGCCTGTAGCGGAGGATAAAAAGGCTATTGCCAGAGATAATTTAGTAGAGGAGATCGCAGATGTAGAGTTAATGCTGGAGCAGGTAAAGTATCTCCTCCAGATCCCAGAGGATGAGCTTTTAGCGGTTAAGACCTTTAAGGTAAATCGTACCAGAGAAAGAATGGAAAGCAGTAAATAAAAATATTTTTCAAAAACTATCTAAATTTTCCTCATATTGAGGATTAAGTTATTTATCAATAAAAAATAACACACATAGAAAAGGAGAAAAATCTATGAGAGCATTTAAGGGATTTAACAAGGATCTTACCTGTAGAGGTTATCAGTATGAGGAGGGTAAGGAATTTCACACAGAAAGAGCGGAGTGCTGTGATACAGGTTTTCACGCTTGCGAGTATCCGTTAGATTGTTTTGGATATTATGATCCAGCACATAGCGTATTCCATGAGGTAGAGTTATCTGGAGAGATGGATAAGAGCAGAGATAATACTAAGGTATGTGCTACTGATATTAAGATCGGAGCTAGATTATCTATTGCAGGACTTGTAAAGATGGCTATTGATTTTACTATGAGTAAGGTAAACAAAGAGGCAGGATCAGACGAGCGACACGGTTTTGCATCCGCTACAGGGAATTATGGAGCCTCATCCGCTACAGGGGATTATGGAGCCTCATCCGCTACAGGGGATTATGGAGCCTCATCCGCTACAGGGAATTGTGGAGCCTCATCCGCTACAGGGAATTATGGAGCCTCATCCGCTACAGGGGATTATGGAGCCTCATCCGCTACAGGGTATAAAGGAGCCTCATCCGCTACAGGGGATTATGGAGCCTCATCCGCTACAGGGGATTATGGAGCCTCATCCGCTACAGGGAATTGTGGAGCCTCATCCGCTACAGGGTATAAAGGAGCCTCATCTGTTAGTGATCCTACTGGTGTAGCGGTTGCATGGGGGCATGAGGCAAGAGCTAAGGGCTGTAAGGGAGCTCATCTTATCCTCTCTGATTGGAAATATGTAGGAGCCAGATATAGCGATGGAGATTATATGGATCCTTATGATAAGGAGAGCTGGGAGCTCACAGGAGCTAAGATGGTAGTAGTAGATGGAGAGAAGATTAAAGAGGATACATACTACCGCTGTATCGAGGGAGAAATTGTAGAAGTAACAGAAGATGGAGAGATCGTAGAGGAATAATACAGAGAGTGGTACATTTTGTAAGAAAAGATGTACCACTTTTTCTATTTTATCTAAAAATCCTCCTCAAAAGTGATTAGGTTATATATCAATTTAAAAGGGAGGTAAAAACCGTGTCAGAGGTAGGATGTGATATAGTTGAGTACCTTAAAGAGTTTCATACATCGGAGGGAAAAGCGGTAAAGGCTAGAGAGCTGTGTGTACTGTTTAATGTGCATGAGAAACAGCTAAGAAACATTGTAAGCGATCTGAGGCAGAATGGAGAGGCTATATGTAGCTCTACTTATGGTTACTGGTACTCCAGAGATCCAGATGATATATCCACTACCCTAAGTAGGTTAGTAGGGCAAGTGGATAATATGCAGAAAGTAATAGCAGGATTAAACAGGATCTTACAGGAGGTGCAGGATGAGCAAAAGGAGAATTAGAAGAAAGAGGAGAGCCAGAGTAAAAATATTGCCTTTAATACTGGTAGGAGCGGTAATAGCAGGAGCAATTACTGTGATAATGAGTGTAAATCTAAAGGGAGCAGATAAAGAGCCTCCTACTGAGGAGATTTATATTACGGAAACTCTACAAGCTCCGCAAGCTGAGAACACAGAGCCAGTAACGAAAACAGAGCAGGAGGCAAAGCTGGAGCACGATCTTAATTATACATATCCGTATAATACGATGAGTGCAGACTGGGGCTCAGAGGTATACGAGGATGGATTTAGATATTATGAAATCCAGCAGGAGTATAAGGATGCTGGAGGATGTTTTCCAGAAATAGTACAGGTTTACCTATGGTGTGAGTGTAAAGAGTACGGAGTAGATTATTATACGGTACTAGCCATCATAGAGAGGGAGAGCGGTTATCACTGGGATAAGGTAGGAGATAACGGAAACAGTAAGGGCTATATGCAGATATACGAGAAATGGCATACAGAGCGGATGGAGGCGGAGGGAGTAACAGATCTCTTTAATCCATATCAAAATATCAGAGTAGGGCTTAACTGTTTAAGAGAGATACAGGATAAGTATTTAGCATCTAGCGGAGAAAATTGTGTACTCATGGTATATAACATGGGAGAGAGTACAGCTAAAAAGCTGTGGGCTAAAGATATTTATAGCTCAGCATATAGCAGAGAGGTAATAGCCAGAGCACAGGAATTAAGACAGGAACTAACACAGGAATAATACAGGATCAAGCAGGAGTATAGGAAAAACTATACTCCTTTTTTCTTGTTAAAAGGGAGGTACACGATGTTTAAGGTAGGAGATGCCATTAAGTGGATGTGTCCTCTGGATAATGATTATACCTATGGAGAGATTATAGCTCTTAGAAAGAGTGTAGCTACAGTAAAAGGCACTGGGTTATACAGCGGTATTACAGCGGAGGTACACCTAAGATACATAGAAAAGCTAATGAGAGGAGGCGGTAGCGTTGGGAGCGATTGTAAGAAATGTAGTAAACGATCAATTACTAAGGCTGAGTTATAAGGATCCTAAGAACATAAAGAGATTTTTGAGAAATTGGGGAGGCTTAGAGGGCTTAAGTGAAAAAGGAGATACAGTAGCTACCTGTATCCTCACAGATCTTAAGACAGTAACAGCTATTGATCTGGATAAATACCATAAAAACGATAGAGCAGAGTTTACTAAGGCGTACAGAAAAGGAAAGTTAAGCCACTATCAGTATATGAGTATAGCGTATGTGCTGGTACTGGGATATACACAGGATGAGTTAGCGTTTGTAATGGGCGTGGATCGTAGTGTTATCAGTAAAAATATTGACAGTGGGGTTAAAAAAATACAGAGAGAGCTTAAGGCGTATCTGGAGGAGGATTAGATGAGTTTAATAAAATGTGGAACTGATGAAAACGGATCTTACATAGAATTGAGAAAACCGAGAGGAGAAACTCCTCCATGCTTTATAGATGAGTGCGGAGTAGTACACGATACCATAAGGATTTATGAGTATAAGGCGGTAAGGAGTAAAGAGATCTCCACAGATAGCAGGTGTGTAATGTGTGGAGAGATAATACCAGAGGGAGCTATGGTGTGTAAGAGATGCAGAGAGGCGGTGGATGAAATTGAGTAAGTGGTTAAGAGAAGAAGATGAGGCGGATAAGTGGTTAAGAGAGCACGATCCTTATTATTTAGATAAATCAAATTTTAAGAGAAAGCATGAGGATAGACCTTACGAAACTCCTAAGCAGGAGGCTAGGAGGAGAGATATGGAGATACCGTTTAGTAGCTTATCTCTTAATCAGAGTAAAGAGGCTGGTATAGAATACGATAAGTATTAGGGCTGGTTATGCACGTTTTTAGAGGTTTTGTGGGCTTGTTATATGTAACAGATAATCTCCATTGAAATTCTGTAAAAAGTACAGAGTAATTACATGGTAAATGAAAATCATAATGAAATTAAGGAGGATATGAGAAATGGAGCAAAAGGATTTACAAGTAAAGTACACTGATCCGCTGGATCTGATCCCTTATGAGAATAACCCTAGAATTAACGATTATGCAGTAAAAAAGGTTATGGAGAGTATTAAGGAGTACGGATTTACTAATCCGATTATCGTAGATGCAGATATGGTTATCATCGCAGGGCATACGAGGAGAGAGGCTAGTATCTTAGCAGGGTTGGATAGAGTACCATACATAGTAAGAGATGATCTCACTCCAGAGCAGGTAAAGGCTTACCGTATTGCAGATAACAAGCTGGCAGAGTTAAGTAACTGGGATGATGAGTTACTCAAAAAAGAGTTATTTGAGTTACAGGCGGTAGATTATTCCTTAGAGGTAATGGGCTTTACAGAGATAGATCTTAAAGAGATCTTTACAGAGAAAGAAGTACCTAAGGAGAAAAAGAAGAAAGAGGAGAAAACTACTCTCCCTATGCTCCGTTTTGGATCTAACAGCGTGAGGATTACAGAGGATGAGTTGGTAATGCTTAGTAACCGATACAATGAGTATGTAGAGTGTACTCCAGATGAGGGTTTTATTACATGGCTACTAAAGAGAGGCTTATAGTAAAAACATCTTACATGGATGTGCTGGAGAAGATGCTGAGAAAGAGAGGCGTAAAAGTGGTTATGAGCGGTGTAAGAGAAATGACCTTAGCAGAGGAGATAAGAAATCTGGCAGATCTGGGAGTAGATCAGAATGTTATAGATAGAATGACACAGAAATATAACAAGATGCTTACAGATCATGGAAATACCTGTAATAAGATCCGAGATGAAGTATACAGAGAGGTAAGAGGCGTAAAGGCGGAGCTGGCGGAGAAAGAAACTATCATAAGAGTATTAACAACTCATATAAGAGAGAAAGAGCTACTGTAAGAGGTAGCTCTATTTAATTTCATTCTATGTACTGAAATCCCTATGAAATGAGTAAAAGGCGGAGAAAAGGGTAAAAGGGCGGAAAAGAGGCTTAAATACAGTAATAATACTAAATAAACAAATAAGAGTAGATATTACAGTAATAAC